TTACGCAACGTACCCTAGACACTGAAGAACCCGGATACTGGGGCCTATGAAACTCGTCTTTGACGTTGAAACAAATGGCTTACCTAGACATGGTTTAAGCTGTATCCATTGCCTCGTGACGAAGAACATCGAAACCGGAGAAGTCCTCCGATATAATGATGTTGGAACTCACGAATCTATCACCACCGGAATCAACATACTTGCCGAAGCTGATGTGCTCATTGGGCATAACATTGTTGGCTTCGACGTTCCTGTAATTCAAGGAATCTATCCATTCTTTGAACCACGAGGAAAACTATGTGATACGTTGATTCTCAGCCGACTATTCCAACCAGACATCCTCTCGATTGATTATCGAAGAAGGCCCATTGGAATGCCAGGCAAACTTTATGGTCGCCACTCATTGGAAGCCTGGGGTTATCGACTTGGCGATTATAAGGGCGAGTTCGGTAAGACTACCGACTGGTCTGAGTGGTCACAAGAGATGGAAAACTACTGCGAACAGGATGTTCACGTTTGTGAGACACTGTTCAATAAGGTCTTCCGCAATAACATGAAGAAGTACCTTGATGCTGTCTGGTTAGAACATGACCTGGCAAAAATCATGGCACTTCAAGAAACAGCCGGTTGGCCTTTTGATGTTGTTAAAGCCCAGAAGTTAGAGTCCACTCTCCGAACAGAGATGGATCAACTTGCCGATCACATGCGAGAAACCTTCCCGTATGTTGATGGCGGAACCATGATTCCTAAGAGGAATAACAGCACCAAAGGATATTTTGAGGGCGCTGAGTTTACCAAGCTTAAGGAGTTTAACCCAACCAGCAGGCAACACATCGCCTGGGCATTTGCCACTTGGAGAGGTTGGAAGCCTGAGCAATTTACCGATACTGGAGCACCAAAGATTGACGAAGGAGTTCTCCAATCAATCAACACTGACGAAGCCAACACCTTCGGACGTATCCTTGAGCTTCAAAAAGCCCTTGGACAACTCAGTGATGGAAACGCAGCATGGCTCAAAACAGTCACTCCTGAGGGACGTATCCACCACGTTTGCCAGCTTGCTACCAACACCGGGCGCAATGCGCACAGCCGACCAAATCTTGGGCAGACGAGTTCGGATCCTCGTTGCCGTGAACTATTTGGTCCTGGCCATGGTATGCGTCAGGTTGGCGCCGATGCTTCCGGCTTGGAGCTTCGTATGCTTGGCCACTATCTCGCTGAGTTTGATGGCGGCGCTTTCGCTGACGTTGTAGTCAACGGAGACATCCACCAACAGAATGCAGATCGTGTTGGTTGTTCTCGCAAGGAAGTCAAGACCCTAACCTACGCATTCATCTATGGCGCTTCTGACAAGAAGATCGGCACCTCGCTCGATAAGTCATTGGGTGATGAGGAAGCAAAGGTTCTTGGTAAAAAAATACGAGCAAAGTTCCTCAAGGCAATTCCCGGTCTTGATGACTTGCTTAAGAACATGGCCACTCAATCTGCTTCTGATGTATTGGTTGGTCTTGATGGCCGTCCAATCAAACTACAAGGAAAGAAACACGCTGCCCTTAACTACCTTCTGCAATCAGCAGGTGCAATAGTTTGTAAGCGGTGGAATGTAATCGCCTTTGATCAAACCCAAAAACTCGGATGGAACTGGGGCATTGATTACCAATGGCTCGGATGGATCCATGACGAGATTCAACTCGCTGTTAAACCGCACCTAGTAAATGACGCCAAGTTCCAACTTGAATGGTCAATCGTCCAAGCGGGGGAATACTATAACCTCCGCGTCCCCCTCGCCTCAGAAGCGAAAGAGGGAAGCACCTGGGCGGACTGCCATTGAACCTGAACTTCGGATTGATGCCGACTTCTTTGCCTACCGTTGTTGTCAGGTAAATGAAGTTGAACTTGACTGGGGTGATGATTTAATTACGATTGCCAGTAACTTCAAAGAGGTTATTAGGGCATTCAATACCGAGATTAAGAACCTCCAAACAAGATTTGATACGGAACGAGTACTGCTGTACTTCTCTGACAGCAAGAACTTCCGTAAGCTGATCGACTCAGACTACAAGGGTAAACGCACCAAACGAAAGCCGGTAGGGTATAAGCGGTTGTTGGAGTGGTGCAAATCACACTTCAAAACAATTCGCTATGAAAACCTCGAAGCGGACGATGCACTGGGTCTGGAATGTCATCTCGATCCTAGCGATTTTATTCTTATTTCTCCTGACAAGGACATGAAACAGATCAGCTGTAATCTCTTCAATGGAGATGAGCTGAAGTTTATTACACCTGAAGAAGCCGACTACTGGTTTTGGACGCAATGCCTTACGGGCGACCCAGTGGATGGTTACAAAGGAGTGCCGGGCATTGGTGCCAAAGGCGCTCAAAAGATACTCGCTAAGTTTGAGGATCCATGGCAGGCTATATTGACCTCCTATGAGATGTCAGGCTTAACGCTTGATGATGCTATCCGCAACGCTCGTCTCGCACGGATTCTCCGGCCTGGTGAGTATAACTCTACCACAAAGGAGCCTATTCTATGGAACCCACCCCCATCCTCCTTGGACTTGACATCAGCTTAGTTCTGGCTATTGTTTATGTCTTGGACCGCAACGTATTCCACCTCATCGACATCATCTTCCGTGCCATACCAGTCTGGTTTCAATTACGAAGACATCAAATCGTTCTTGGAACGCAACTGTGGCTCGATAGACGATCATTCAGAAATGATGCCCTGGGACGATTTTTGGCAAACCGTAGACTCAAAAGTATTATTGACAACCCCGACTACGCAGAGTTATTCCGTGACCAAGTACAGCCCAACTCATTACAAGAGAGGGACGATTGAGGTTTGGGATTTTATCGTTGATCAAAAGCTTGACTACCTTTCCGGCAATGTGGTAAAGTACGTTTGTCGTGCTGGACACAAAGACCATGAAACCGAAATGGATGATTGGCTCAAGGTAAAGGCTTACGTCGAGCGTAAGATCAAGGCTATTTCCGAATCCCGTAATCGCTGATTCCATGTCATCGCTGCTCCAACAGGCCATCACCTTCCGCGAGGCGATGGAACAACCAATCAACACCACTAATGAGAACGTTCACGAACTACAAGCAAACCTTATTACTGAGGAATACATTGAGTTCTGTAATGCGTTTGATTCTGAGTTCACCACTCTAGATCAAGTAGAAGAAAACCGAATCGAGCAGCTTAAGGAATTGGCTGATCTGGTGTTTGTCTGCTACCAATATGCGGCTGCTCGTGGCTGGAACCTGGACATGGCGATGAACCGTGTCTTTGAATCCAACATGAGCAAACTTGTCGATGGGAAACCTCTCCGCCGTGAAGACGGTAAAGTTCTCAAAGGCCCTAACTACCAACCCCCTGTTCTTGACGACCTTCTCTAAACCAATGTCCCCTCAAAAGATTGCACGAACTGGCCGTGTTCAAAACTGGATTGACAACCCCGAATCTCGCCTACCGGTCAGCTGTACGGTCTTCCAAGTGGATGACACGATGGAGGGGCCTGAAGGCATTGAAGCCTCATGGCGCTTTGTTTCGCACGCTCTTCGTAACGGAGCTGGCGTTGCTGTTCATCTCACTAAGCTTCGTCCTAGAGGGGCAGAGAATGGAAAGGGTCTTACAGCATCCGGCCCTGTCTCCTTTGCCCGAATCTACTCGGCGCTGAATGAAACCCTCCGCCGAGGTGGTATCTACAAAAACGGGGCAGTAGTCTGTCACCTAGACTATACCCATCCTGATGCCATTGAATTTGTTACTGCTTCCCGAGCCGACCTCGCTTGGGTTAAGCGATGCTTAAATATTGATGAGAACTTCCTCAAGTATGCCTCTGATGAACTGATTGATGCCACGATTGGTGGTATCAAAAAGGGTGACATCTGGCTAAACAAGATCCGTTATGACGCTGAAGGCAATCGTATCCTTGGTAACGTTTGTCTGGAGGTGTATCTACCTAGTCGTGGTACCTGCCTTCTTCAGCATATCAATCTCGGAGCTTGCGGTATTGAGGACTTGGTTCCTGCATTTTTTGAAGGCATGAGTACCCTCATCGAACTCCACGGCAAGACTGGCGTTGGAGAAACTGGTGAGTACCTTTCCCCTGAGACTGACCGTCAGGTTGGCCTTGGTGTTCTTGGTCTGGCTAACTTCCTTTGCCAGCACGGCGTAACATATAAAGAGTTTGGAAACGCCCTTACCAAATTCCATACTCATCAACCGGAGCATACTCCGGCTTACCTCCTTGTATCTGAACTTGCAAAAGCCATTGAGATTGCAGCGCAAATTGCTCGGGTCGCTAAAATGGACCGTGCCTTTGCCATTGCACCTACGGCTTCCTGCTCTTATAACAACGTCGATCTTCGTGGCTATACTACTGCCCCAGAGTTGGCCCCTCCTATCTCTCGTCACGTCGATAGGGATAGTGGGACTTTTGGAGTCCAGTCTTATGACTACCCGCCGAATATCGAGATTGCAGCTGAAGTAGGTTGGGATGCTTACAAGGAAGTTGTGGACGGTATTGTTCGCCTCTTCCAAAGCACGCTTCTCTTCCACGGATACAGCTTCAACAGTTGGTCAGACGTTGTTACCTATAACCGAGACTTTATCTATGAGTGGATCTATTCCCCTCAGACGAGTCTCTATTATTCCCTCCAGGTGATGCCTGATACTCAAGCCAAAGATGACGCCCTCGCCGCTCTTGACGAGGACTTTCGTGATCTCTTTGGGTTTGAGGATGAGGTAGATCCTGATTGCGGCTGTCCCACCGTTAAACCCGAAAACGAACCCTGTATTCCCTGCGGAGAATGAGCCCAACCCTGTCGCCATACGATCAAGTTATCAGCCGCAAACGCAAATGGACCCCTGTGGCGGTACAAAAGGGACAGGTGGTAGAAGGGGCTGAGGATTCGCTTAAACGCGCCCTTGGCCTTCGCCACCTTGAACTGCCTGTGCGTGAGTTTCTTCAACAAGCACTTGATAAGGATCTGCCCCAAACACCTGGCGTGCGTGAGGCTCTCCTTTCAAATCAAAAGGATGAAGAGAACCATGACCTGGCATTGAATTATGTGATTGATGCTCATGCTGCCGACCCAAAGCATGAAGACGAAGCCAAGCACATCCTTAGGGCATGGCTTGACGCGCCTGAGCATCCGATACTCAAAGCAGCTATCCTGGAGCGCAGTGTCTTTTTTGTTATTCTCCCTTTCTTTCGATTCAACGGAGACATCGGAATCCGAACCACAGCAGCAGACATCAGCCGCGACGAACAAACCCACGTCGCAATCCACTCAATGGTCTGCTCAGAGTTGGGCCTCAAGTCCACACCAAGCCTCAATCGCTTACGTCGAGCGACTGTGGGATGGGTAGTGGATGGGCTTAACTCTTCCACAAATAAGTATCTTGATAAGGACTTCTGGCTTAGTCAATCCGATTCTCTTTATAATCGTGGTAAAGCCCCTGGTTTAAAAGATACTCAACGTGCTCGTATGCCTGCCTTCTTTGAGGCAGCAAATACCGATCTTCCACAATATGGCTAACGCCTATATCGAAAGTGAAACTCTTCCCCTGACACATGTGATTGGAGGAAAGGTTGATCTTATTAAGCTTGTTGAAGAGCTTGATAAAATGTATCCAGATCAATATCCAGACCATGAGATGACTCAATGGGAATCTGGAAGAATGTCTGGATGCGTTGAAATCATTCGACACCTTAAGTCGAAAATTAACTAATGCCATGTGTATTTTTAATCCCAAACCGCCACCGCCTCCTCCACCGATGCCTGAAGCGCCACCTCCGCCTCCGGTTCCTACCACCCCTCAAACCCCCACAACGGTAAAGACTGGTGACCGAGCAGAGGCCCGTAGGCGAGGACGTATGGGTACTTCGTCTCTTTCTATTCCGTTGTCTATTGGTGGCGGTCAACCCTCCGGTAAAGTCAATCTTAACATTGGTAAGTAATCCATGGAAAATTCGTCTGCTGCTGCTCGCTATGCAAGGCTAGCCAGTGACCGGACGATCTTCCTCGATACGGCCAGGGACTGTGCAGCTTTAAGTATTCCTCATTTGCTAACTCCTACTGGTGTTGTAAATGGGCAAAAACTCACAACTCCTTGGCAGTCTATCGGGGCCAAAGGCGTAAACGTCATGGCCTCGAAGCTTATGCTTAGTCTGTTTCCTGTAACGGCTACGTTCTTTAAGCTTCAGATCAACGACGGCAAACTCGCCTCGGATCCAAATCTAGATGCTACAATCAAATCTGAAATTGATTTGAGCCTCTCCAAAATGGAGCGGGTAGTTATGCAAAACATTGCCGAATCACAGGATCGTGTTATCCTTCACCAGGTAATGAAGCATCTGATTGTAACAGGTAATGTCCTGCTTTACATGGGTTCGAGTGGGCTAAAACTTTATCCTCTTGACCGTTTTGTGGTCGTCAGAGATGGAGAGGGTAATCCCACAGAGATCGTTACTGTTGAATCCATTAACCGTCAATTCCTTCCCGAACAATTTCAAAAGAAAAAAGAAACGGTTAATCGCGTTGATGACAACACTTCTACTCCAGCCGTTGATGTGATGGTTGGTGAAGATGAAGTTGCTGTTTATACTTGGGCTAAGCTCAAGGATGGGCAGTGGCGTTGGCGTCAAGAAGTTGATGGAGAAATTCTGGAGGAAACTCAAGGCAAATCTCCTAAGACTACTACCCCTTGGCTTCCTCTTCGCTTTAACGTTGTTGATGGTGAAGATTATGGCCGTGGTCGTATTGAAGAATACGTTGGTGATCTGAAGTCCCTTGAGGGGCTGATGCAAGCCATGGTAGAAGGTTCTGCTGCTGCCGCCAAAGTGGTCTTCCTTGTTAGTCCTTCGGCTACTGTGAAGCCTTCCGTCTTGGCAAAGGCTGGCAATGGTGCTATCCTTCAAGGACGTGCCGAAGATGTAACAGTTGTTCAAGCACAGAAGTCTGCTGATTTCTCCACTGCGATGAACATGGTTACCCAACTGACGCAACGATTAAGTGAGGCTTTCCTTATCTTGACTGTTCGTCAATCAGAACGTACAACCGCAGAAGAGATCCGGGCTACCCAACAGGAACTCAACGAACAACTAGGTGGTATCTATGGTACCCTTACGTCTGAGCTGCTACGTCCCTATCTTCAGCGTAAACTGTTTGTTCTTCAACGCGCTGGTGAAGTTCCCAAACTTCCTAAGGGCGTTGTCTTCCCTACCGTTGTTGCGGGCATTGAAGGCATTGGGCGTGGTCAAGATCGTGAATCTTTGATGATCTTCCTTCAAACTATTTCTCAGTCTCTTGGACCGGAGAATATGGTTAAGTTCATCAATCCAGAAGAAGCGATCAAACGTCTTGCTGCTGCTCAAGGTATTGACACTCTTAATCTTGTCAAGACTGCTCAAGAACGCAATGCTGAGATGCAACAAATGCAAGCACAGATGATGAGTCAGAACATGGTTAATCAGGCATCTGATATAGCCAAGGCTCCTATGCTTGATCCAAGTAAGAATCCAGAAGCACTAGATGGCATCCGAAACTTCATCACAAACGTCCAGCAAAATCCAGGACTCCTCACTGGACAACCTCAGCAAACTCAACCCCGCTGATTTTGAAATTGTTGAAGCTCAACCTACTGAGTTGACTCTTAAGAAAAAACCAGCAGGCAAACCGGCTGTTCGAGCAAACACGGCTCGTCCAGTTGAAAATGGTAGCAACACTCCTCGTGTTGTTGTTCCTGGCCTGGGCGGCGTTACCCTTGTTATCCACTAATCACCAATGCCTGAAATTACTTTCGATTCCACAGACGATCTCGATGTAATTGAGAGCCGTCAAGCTGAAGAAGCACGTTTGCTTGAACTTGGACAAAAGCTCCAAGATGAAGAGGAGGCGCGAGATCAGCGTAAATATGCCCAAGCACGAGAGGAGGCAGAAGCCGAGCTTCGTTATGCTGGCAAGTTTAAATCTGCTGAGGATCTTGAAAAGGCTTACAAAGAGCTGGAAAAGAAACTTGGACAGAAAGAAGAAACCACTCAAG